ACACGATCGTCACAGCAGACACGCTGAGGCTCCAAGGCCCCAACCCGCATCACTGGGAGGTGACCTGCAGATGATCGGTGTGAGGATCTCCAAGATAGACCTATCAGCCGCCGCAAAGCGCGGCGCTGACTTCAAGCGCAAGGCGACCATCGCCACCACGCTCGCGGCGCGCGAGGACACCAAGCAATACGTCCCTTACGTCAACGGCGACCTCCGGCGCTCCGCGGAGATCGAGAGCGTACCCGAGGCGGGCAAGCTCGTCTACGGAAGTGCAGGCGTCCCCTACGCCAGGGCACAGTACTACGGCCTGCCAGGCAAGACGACCCCAGGGACCTGCATGCAGTGGTTCGAGGCCTCCAAGGCCGCCAACCTCACCCGCTGGGTCGAGGTCGCGAAGGGAGAGTGGATGCTGAACGACCAGGCGATGATCGCGAATGTCGTCTACCAGATGGTCAAGGGATTGTCCCCCATCAGCTGCGGCTTCGAGGAGCTGAAAGCCGATGCAACCAGGCTTCCGTTCCTCTCCGTGCAGACCCTGACTGGCAACCCGATCGTCTCCCGCTACAAGAACGGCGGCTACGTGGGCCAGTACCGCTTCGCGGTCTACCTGCGTCAGTCCGCCTCCGACACGGCATCAAGGCTCGACGCCGTCCAGACCCTCACGGATCTGGCGGTGGAGATAGAAGAGGCAGTACCGACGCTCCCTGAGTCCTTCGACTTATGGGGGATCAAGCAAGACACGCTACCGGTGAGGGTCGACGCCGACGCCAGCTACGACGACTGGCAGGCGACCTTCACGCTACAAGAAAGGATGACGACATGACCACTACCGCCCCGACAACGATGGATGTCCTGCAATACTACCTGGACACCGGCGACACGACCACCCCCACCTACACCAACATAACCGAGGACACCGCTTTCGACCCGAGCGTCGAGTTCGGCAGCTACACCACGGCCTACAAAGACCGCAAGGTTCAGCCGACCATCTCCACCGGCAAGAAGATCACCATCGATGTCGACATCGACATCATCAAGGGTCAGGCGCTCCAGACTTGGTTGATCCTCCACGAGGACGACGTCAACGTACCGACCAAGGTCGTGCGCGTATGGACCGACGGCACCACGGCGACAGCCCTCGAGGCCAAGCAGGCGGACTTCCTGTGGAACCCGCAACAGCTCGACGGAGCGGCCTCCGGACCCATCAAGGGCAAGGGCACGCTGACGATGGTCTCCGACGGTTGGGTCAAGGGAACCTGGAACGACACCACCAAGGCCTTCACGGCCACGGCAGGCTGATCATGGCCGGCTTCAAGTTCTCATCAGGTGAGCTGAGGATCGAGATCGAGGATAAGACCTACCTCGTCAACTACGGGGATCCGGCGCTGCAGAAGGAGATCTTCGACTTCTCCGTCAAGTTGGCGGCCACCCCCATGTCCGAGATCCAAGGCGACGTCTTCCAATGGGCGTCTGACTGCATCCACGACTTCGTCGCTAGGTTGCTCGGTGCTGAGGCGGAACGCGAGATCTTCGAGGGACGTGAGCGCAACCTCCTGGCCGAGCTGCGCCTGTTCGAGTATCTGCAGACCCGCATCTCACAGCAAGCGGAGATACAGCGCCTGGAGGCCGTCCTCGGCCGCTTCGCAACCGGAGCGACCAAATGATCAACCTGATCGTAAACCCCCTGCCAGACACCGTCTCCTTGGCTGACGGCAGGGAGATACCCATCAACGTGGACTTCAGGGCGAGCATCCAGGTGTTCGCCCTGCTGGAGTCCCCATAGACGACCAGGCGAAGGAGGCCGGGGTGCTCCTCCAGTACTTCGGCCCCACCTTTCCTGAACTTATCCTGAACTTATCGGCGAACGGAAAAGAGCTGCTAGATGCCGCCCTTTCCTTTGCCCGCATGGACGAGCTAAACGAGCTGCTCAAGCAGCCCCATGCGAGCAGAGAGCGCACATTCGACTGGGACGAGGACCAGTACCGCGTCATCTCGGACTTCCAGCGCGAGTACGGACTGGATCTGACAAGCCCTTCCTTACAGATGCACTGGTGGCGGTTCCGGCCGCTGTTCAACGGCCTGACCGAGGGCTCGCTGACCAAGACGGCTATCGGCTGGCGCGCGGCCAAGCCACCCAAGAACGCCAACAAGGCCGAGATGGAGAGGTTCCAGGCCACGAAGAAGATCTACCGCCTGGCTCCTCGGACTGCCGACGAAGTACGCGACCGCGACCGTGCGATATGGGGTGATTGAGCAATGTCAGACGGCCAAGTCGTCATAGACCTGACAGCGGATGATGCTGAGTACCAGAGGGCACTCAAGTCGATACAGGACAGCACCGTCAAGCAGATGGACGTCATCTCCCGCGGCCTGATCGCATCAGGCAAGGCGATGACCGTTGCCCTCACCGCGCCGATCATCGCCTTGGGTGCCTACTCCGTCAAAGCCGCCATGGACGCTGAGACCAGCTTCGCCAACGTGCGCAAGACGGTGGACGCCACCGAGGCCGAGTACGAGCAGCTCAAGCAGTCCGCCCGCGAGATGAGCGAGGTCAAGACCGTCAGCGCCAACCAGATCAACGAGCTGGTGGGTCTGGGCGGCCAGCTCGGTATCCTCAACGACAAGCTGATGGACGTCGCAGGGACGGCAGCAGACCTCGACATCGCCACGGATATGAATGCCGAGGAGGCGATGACGCAGATCGCGCAGTACGCGAACATCACGCAGATGGTGCAAGGGGACACCGAGCGGTTCGGAGCCACCATCGTCGGCCTGGGCAACAACATGGCCACGACCGAGTCCAACATCATGGCCTTCGCGATGCGCATCGGTGGTGCCGGGGCGCAGGTCGGCATGACCAACGCGCAGATACTCGGCATCTCGGCATCGCTGGGATCCGTCGGCATCGAGGCAGAGGCTGGCGGTACGGCCATCTCCACCATCATCAGCCAGGTCGACCGTGATGTCGCCATGAACTCAGACACCCTGCAGGTATGGGCGGAGACCGCTAAGATGAGCGTCTCCGACTTCGCCGAGCTCTGGAAGACCGATGCGGCAGGCGCGCTGCAGGCCATCTTCAGCGGCATGAACGACGCAGCTGCATCGGGGCAGAACCTCAACCTTGTGCTGGACTCCCTCGGCATCTCATCGCTTCGCCAGACAGACGTGATGAAGCGCCTATCGAACGCATCCAACATGATGACCAGCAGCTTCGTCATCGCCGAGCAGTCATGGAAGGACGGGACGGCGCTGGCCGATGAGGCCGGCAAGAAGTACATGACCACCGAGGCGCAGCTGACCATCTTCCGCAACAAGATGGAGAACACCGCCGCCACCATGGGCGGTCCCATGCTCGCCGGTCTGAACGCCATCATCGACGGAGCGCAGCCTCTTATCGACGGTCTACGTGGCGCATCAGAGTGGTTCGCGAATCTGGATGAGGGCCAGCAGAAAACCATCGTCGGCATGGCGCTTCTCGTCGCCGGTGCGGGCCCGACGCTCATGATCATGGGCAAGCTCGTCGGTATGGGCAAGAGCGTATCGCAAGGCATGCTCGACTGGGCTGCTGCCACCAGGGCACAAGCGACCGCACAGGCTGCCTCGACGACCACCATCAACATCGACACCGCCGCCAAGACCGTCAACACCACGGCGACGAAGGCGTCAACGACCGCCACCGCCGGTCTCGAGGTGGCCACGAAGAGGCTCAGGCTGGCCATGGCATCGAACCCCGTCGGACTGGTGCTCGTCGGCATCACGCTGCTCATCCCGGCAGCTATGGCCCTCAGCAACGCCTTCTCCGACCTCAAGCGCGGCTCCGGGTCGCTGACCATCGCGTCAAAGGAGCAGGCGCAGGCTATCGCCGGTCTCGAACGCGAATACGAGGATGCCGTCGCCGTACATGGCGAGCTGTCGAACGAGGCGAATGCCGCCAAATACGCACTCGACCAGGAGCGCGCAGCATTCGAGTCGTCGAAGCAGACGCTCGCCGACTTCGCCAAGCAATGTGACAAGGTCGTCGAGGCGCACGACCAGATGCTGGAGAGCGTCAGCGAGACCGTGGGCAACGCAGACGCCGAGGCAGGTGCCATCGGTGCACTCGTCAACCAGATGGACTCCCTCATCGCCAGCGGGGACCCCACGACCGAGAGCCATGCCAAGATGCAGGTCATCATGGACT